TACATCAGCAAGGAGACCACGCTGGAGCTGCTGCAACGCGGCGGCATCCTCCCCGTGGACTTCGATGTGGAAGCTGAGGTGCTCGGCCTCGATGGCAGCGATCAGCAGCAACTGCAGGCGCAGCTGGAGCGGGATCGTCTGCTTCTGGAGCAGGGCATCATGGCGCCGCCGCAGGCGCTGCAGCCTGGTAGCTGATGAACGCCGCCGACAGCTGGGAGCGGCTCAGTGATGCGCTGCTCGGCCCGTTTGAGCGCGACATCATCAACGGCCTCACCGATGCCTACCGCTCCCTCGAAGGTCGCATTGAGATCGCCTACAAGCGTGCGCTCGATGGCGGCAACGACATGCCGCTGCGGCAGCTGTTGATCCTCCGCCAGCAGCTGGAGCAGGAGCTGCAGACCATGCGCCTCCCGCCTGAGCTGCAGCAGGTGGTCAATCAAGCCCTGCTGGATGGGCAACAGGCCTCGGACTTCTGGGCGCTGGCTGAACTCAACAAGGTCAAACAAGAGGCGATGCGCCTCAACCCAGAGCAAGCCGCTGCGGTCTTCGCCGATGCCATTGCTGATCCAACGGCGATCTTGACCCCGGCGATGGTGCAGCAAAACCCCAGCGCCATGATTGCGGCGGCCCAACGCCAGAACGCCTTGGCCAGCTACGCCGCTGGTGGCCGTGGCACCCAGGCCTTTGCTGCCCTGAATCGCTTGGTGGAGGTGGATCTACGCGGCCGCATCATCGGCGGTGTGGAGTTTCACCTGGCGCAAGGGGACAGCTGGCGGCAGCTGCGCAAGACCCTGCAGAACAGCGTGGAGCTGACCAAGAGCCGCGCGCAAACCGTCGCCCGCACGGAGATGGCCGCCGCGATGGTGGAAGGCACCAAGCTGCGCTATGAGGCCGAAGGCATCAAGCAGGTGCAATGGCAGGCGGTCGGCAGCAGCCGCACCTGTGGCTACTGCGCCCCACGGCACGGCAAGGTTTACAAGCTCGGTGATGTGGTGGCACCAGCGCACCCGAATTGCCGCTGCACCGTCACCCCATGGGATCCCGAATGGGTGGAGCTGGGCCTGGTGGATCCGCAGGCCGAAGCCAAGAGCCGCGCTGATGTGCTCGCCGATCTGGAAGCCGCCGGCAAGAAGCCGATCAGTGGACCCACGCCCTTTGAGAAGGCGCTCGGTCAAGAGCGCGCACCCGAAGCGCTGTGGAGCCCACCACGGCTGAAAGAAGGGGCAACCTAAGCAAAAGCACCCGCCATGGCCTGGGTTTCCACTGACCGCGAAGCAATCCGCCGGCATCTCGCCATCCCGGCCAGCACCATCCCCCTGGATCACTTGGATGTGCTGATGAACGAGGCATCCGCTGATTCCATCGCCTCCAGCCAGACCGCCATCGGCAAGCTCAACACCCTGGAAGCCAGCTTTGAGACCAAGGCCTCCGAAGACCTCGGCCTGATCCGCGCCGACGTTCTCGAATGGCAGCCCGGCAACCCTGAGGCAAAGCTCGCCGGCATCCGCACCCAGCAGGCCTACTGGCGTGAGCAGCTATCGCTGGCCATCGGCTACGACGGGCGCTTCTCCAACCTTTACGCCAAGGCTGGCGGCCAGGCTGAGCTGCTGCGCTCTTGAGAGGCAATTTCAGGCAGACCGCTTCAGGAGCATCGTCTTGGCCTTCTATAGCGCCATTGGCTATCGGCTCTGGATGGCCAACGCCACCACTGCTGATGACACCCACCCCACCAGCAGCACCGGCCTCACCGAGATCCTCAATCTCACGAATGCCGGTATTGAAGGCACCACCGAAACACAAACGGTGACCGACTACGGCACCACCGGTGGCTATCAAAAAGCTGTGGCCACATCGCAGAGCTACAGCCTGCCTATGGCCATGAATCTAGACACCCTAGATGATGGCTATCTCCTCTTGAAGGCCGCTGCTGCTGATGCTCCCACCGGTCAATACGTGAAGTGGTATCGGGAATCTCCTGATCAAGGCGGTTCGGTGGACTCTGTTGAGGTTCACGCTGGTATCGGCATCATCACCGACTTCTCCGAGTCGATTGAGGCCGGTGGTATCAGCACGGTGTCATTCACGATGCAGGGCTACGGCAGCCTGTCCCATACCCCCGCAACTGCACCTGCTCCCTGAGCGAACTGATGGCCAGCCCGCTTGATGCCTACAGCAATGGGGAGTTGACTGTTCAGCTCCCCGCAGCGGGCACCACAACAGACCCGGCAACCGGCAACGTGGTCGCCAACACCACCGCGCAGGCTTACCGGGTCTTTGTCAAAGAAATCGGCGCCACCATCGGCCAGAACTTTGCTGGCGTGGATGTGCGCACCTCGCGCTTTGAGGGGTATGCCACCAATCCGCAGCTGCTGGATGATGCGGTGCTCGAAGGCATGACCGGCACGCTGGAGATTGATGACGGCAGCACCTTTGACGTGACGCTGGTGGCAGCCCGCAGCGCCTACGGCCGTGGTGGCATCGGCAGCATTTTGGAGGGCGCCTTGGGTCATGTCGTCGTCTTGGATGCGGTGCGCCAGGAGTGAGCCATGCGCATTGAGGTGGACGGCCGGCTGATTGAAGAGCGCCTAGAGCGTGCCTGGGAGCGCTACAGCCAGCTGCTGGAAGCGCAGTTCACCAAAGAGATCAGCACCAAACAATTCAGCTGGCCCACCACGTACAAGACCACACGCGGCAGCTACAACCGCAAAGGTAAAGGCCGTGAAAGTGTCGGCAGCCCGCGCGACATCATCGACAGCGGTGCTCTGCGTCAAAGCATCGGCCGCAGTCAGCCTGGCCCCTATGCCTACCGCTACAGCTGGAACGTTGACTATTCGGTCTATGTGTTGAAGGGCTACCGCACCAAGGCCGGCAATCAGATGCCCCCGCGTGATTGGATCAAGCCCGCGCTGGTGAAGCTGCCACCATTGACGACGTTGCAGAAGCTGCTGCGCTGAGGGGCAACTTCAAAACACAGGGTTAGCAAGCGTGGCGGAATCGCTCGGCCGTGCGGTCTTTGACATTGACCTGAACCTGGCCGGGTTCCGTCAAGGCTTAGGGCAGGTGCTGCAACAGGCCAAGCAGGCCGGCACCGGTATTCAGTCAGCGCTCAGTGCCAATAAGGGCACGCTGGCAGCGTTAGACATCAGGATCAACAGCCTTAAAGAAGAGATCCGGCTGGTTGAGATCGGCAGCCAGAAATACAAGGAACTGGCGGCTGAGATCCGTAAGGCCACCAGTGAGCGCACCAAGGCAGATGCGGCCCAAGGCGGTGGCATTGGCGCATCGCTTGGTCAAGGGCTGGGCGGCTTAGCCGCAGCCGCTGGCATTGGTGTCAGCTTTGCTGGCGTTGCTACTGCCATCAAAAGTGCAGTGGATGCGGCAGTAGAGCTAGAGAGCATCACCAAGAAGCTTGAAAACACTCTCGGCCCTAGTGGTGCTGCAGGAGCCCTGAACTTCACGCGTCAGCTTTCGGATCAGCTTGGCCTGTCGTTCAAGACCTTGGCTGACGGATTTGGCACTTTCACGGCTGCGGCTAGTGCGGCCGGTGTGCCGTTGCAACAGCAGAAAGATCTCTTTGCCGCTGTTGCCAAGGCTGGTCAAGCCCTAGGGCTAAGCAATGACGCCCTCAATGGTTCCTTCCAGGCGCTGCAGCAGATCGCCTCTAAAGGCACGGTCTCCATGGAGGAGCTGCGCGGGCAACTCGGTGAACGGTTGCCCATTGCCTTGACCGCTGCGGCCAATGGCTTGCAAATCAACCAGCGTGAACTGATCGGTCTTGTTGAATCGGGCAAGCTGACGGCCAGCGAGTTCTTCCCGGCACTAACCAAGGGCCTCAATGAACTCACCAAAGGCGCAGGTGGCCTTGAAACTAGCGCCCAACAGTTTCAGAAACTGCAGAACGCTTGGGAAGAGCTTCAGGTTGCTTTTGGCCAAACAGTTCTGCCTGATGTTATCAACCTAGTCAAGCAATTAACCGAGGCCCTGAAAGGGGTCAAGATTGTTGCGGATGCCAATAAGCTTGGCCTAGGTGGTGGATTGCTCGGCAATCTATTTGGCTCTATTCCAGAGCAAGGGGTTGAGGCTGTTGTAGCGCTTCAAAACCTGCAGCAAGAGTTCAACCTGACTGCCAAGCAAGCGCGCGCGCTGTTCACCGATGCCGTCAAGTTAGAGGGTATCGGAAACATTGCTTTTGCTAGTCCCAAAGAGTTTGAAGCCGTCTTGGCCAGGTTGCCTGGATTGGCTGAAGAGTTTCGCAAGAAATACAAGGACGTTACCGGTGAGCTGCAGGCAGCCAATGCCGCAGCTGGTCAACAGCTTGAGCAAGAGCGAGGGTTGCGGCAAGCCATTCTCAATCAGCAATCGGCCAGCCTGAATACAGACCTGGCGTCGCTCAAAACGAGTGAGCAACGCCTTGGCTTCTACGCGCAGGAATACAACCTCGTTGGTCAGATCGAGAAGGTGCGCAGCGATGCCGCACTCAATCGCTCCAACACCGTCAAGAGCCTCCTGGATCAAGAGCTGCAGCAGGCGCAGGCGCTGGCCGGCAGCGATGAAGAGCGGGCACGGCTGCAGCAGGCCTACGGCAAGGCCAAGCTCGATCAAACCATCACCGAGTTCAAGATCAAAGGTGATGGCCTGCGCTCGGAGCTAGCCAGCCAAGAAGCCAGCCTGGAGTTTGAGCGGCAGAAGTCTGCTGCTGCAGCGCAGCGCGCTGTGGTGGAAGCTCAGATTGAGCAGATCAAGGCGCAACAAAAGGCTCTCACCGGTGGCCCTGAAGCGCAGAAGGAACTAGAGCTGGCCAATCAGCTGGTGGGCATTGCGCAGGACGCCTATAGCCAAGAGCTGCGCCTTGGTGGACTGCGCTCACAGCTGTTCCAAGAGCAGAAGGCCGCCGCCGCTGAGCGCCTCTCCAATGAGCGCCTCGTGGCACTCAACGCTTTAGAGGCCTACGGCACTGATCAGCAGCGCGCGCAGATCCAAGCCGATGTCAACCGCCAGCTGCAGAACACCGTCCAATACTCCGACGCGGCCTCTGTAGCGGCAGGGCAGTTCAAGCAGGAGCTGCAGGGTGCCTCGCAGGCGCGCGGTGATCTGGCCACTGCTTTCCAGGCGCAGGTGAACACCACCATCGACGGCAGCCAGCAGTTCAGCCAGATGAATAGCTATCTCTCCACCATCGCCACCAACACCGCCAAGCCACCCACGGTCAACGTCACCGTCAACAACTCCGGCGGCGGCTGCGGGGGCAACTCAAGTGCAAGCGTGAAGGCGAGCGGACGCAGCTGAGATGAGTGTCACGATTAACGGCCTCACCATCAGCACGCTCACCGCTCAGCCCTTTGGCTACGAAGCTGAAGACGTGCGCAATGGCCTCGCCGCACGGCAGTGGACCGTGGCAGGGCTGCTGAACAGCACGCAACTAGGGCAGTTCAAAAGCATCTTTGACACCTGGCTGAGCAATCGCCAGGCCGATGGTGACAGCATTGCCACCAACAGCGTCGGCAGTACCGTCAGCCTCTCGGCCAGTGCCAATGGCCTCACGGCAAGCGGTGTGGCCTGCTGGTTCAGCGAGGCGCCGAGCTTTGAGCAGGTGGGCGCCTATGTGCAGCTGACCGCCACGTTGGTGGATGCCACCCAAGCCTTGGCAGTCGCCAAGAAAGCGCTGGAGAAGAGCACCGCAGCCGATGACGCGCTGCTGCCTGATCTGGGCACCGTCACCTTGGGTGGGGTCACCATCACGCTCACCGAGCCGATGGAGACCTTGGATGATCTGCCCACCTTGGAGCGCACCGCTGGCGGCACGGCCTACCTGACCGGTCCGCTGCGGGCTTCTGCTGTCCGCACGATCACTGGCACCGTGGCCAATGAGGCGGCCTACAACACCCTGCGCAACTGGGTGAGCACCACGGTGCAAAGCACACCATCAGTAGGGGATTGGTTTCCAACGGCACCACCTACAGCCTCGGTTGAGGCGCGCATTGTCGGCGGCCTGAAGGTCAATCAGTGGACCGTGACCCTGACGGTGGAGCAGGTCTGATGGTGTTTGATGCACGCGCGCAGGTGCTCTGCAACCTTGGCCCGGTCATCTCCGGGTCGCTGAGCGACGATCATGCGCAAGGCAATGGCGTGATCACTACCACCGGTGAGCTGGTGCTGGCAGGACTGATCACCGCACGGCCCGGTGATGAGGTGCAGCTGGGCTACATCACGCCAGATCAGACGCAGGTGGCGCGCTTTCCGCGTTCACGGCTGCGGGTGCTTAAGGCCTTTGCCAACCCCTTGACCCGTCAGACCACGGTGCAGGTCGGTGATGAGCTGGCCTACAAGAAAAGCCGCAAGGGCGGTGTGGTGCAGGGTGGACTGCTGGATGTGGTCAATGGCCGCGCACCGGGCACAGGGCTGAGCATCCGCATGGCGGAAGCCGCCAAGCTGGCCGCTGATCGCCTCGGCATGGTGATCACCTCGGTGTCGCTGACCACGCGCAAGACGGCCAGCAGCATCGACATGGGCCAGGGCTATGTGCAGTTTCTCAGCGATGCCATGGTCTCTGAAGGCCGCATCGCCTATCAGCAGCAGGACGGCACGATCATCAGCATCGAGCTGCAGCCGGCCAACCTGGAAGGCCCCTCGATCCTGATCAGTGACCTGATCGACATTGCCCCAACGGAAGGCGGTGAGGATCCAGCGCCGGTGGCCTCCGGTGTGGGGCAAAGCGAGGAGCTGGTGCAGACCAATGATCTGCCGCTGGAGGTGCCTCAGCTGGTGGCCCCGGAGAACGCGGTAGCCGATCCGGTCAACCCAGCGGTGGGTGTAGCGGAGAAGATCCCCGACACGTTGACGGTGCCGACCCGGCCCGAGGCGCTGCCGATCACGACCCCTGAAACGCCAAGCGCTGAGGAGCCTGGTGCGGAAGGCCGGAAACTGAATCTGGGCAGCAGCTGGACCAACAGCAAAACCGAGACCAGCACCACGCTGCGCATCAGCAACAGCAACGGTGGCTTGATTCCGCTGCAGATCACCGAGACCAACATCACCGCCGAAGAAACGGCCGGTCCTGATAACCGCGTGCTGAAGCGCTACAGCACCACCACAACAGGCTTGGCCAAGGTGAACCAGCAGTTTGTCGAAGACCTCTACCGCACCACGGGCAATATCCAAAGCGGTGCCTACACAACGGCCAAAGAAGAACAGTACGAATACGAAGAGATCCCCCCTGAAGGGCTCTCCGAGGCGGAGAAGACCCAGCTCACCAATGAAATCCGCAATGCGGCCTATGCCGCCAACCCCGAAGAGCTGACGTTCCTCGTCTACAACCCCAAGTTCCGGCTAAAGGCCAAGACCGAGGCCACGATGATCTCCTGCGCCGAGGCCGCCGGTCGCTTGGGCGTCAAGGACTACAACCGCACCAGCGGGCTACCGGGTGGCTCGGGTTACAGCGAGTACATCACCACCGAATACCTCTACAGCGGCACGCTTACCAAGGAGATCCGGCGTATCTTTCGCGCCTATGGCCTGACGCAAAGCGGGCAGCAGGCGATCAGCAAGGCGCTGCAGAAGGCCACCGCACCGGTGGACCTTGGCCCCTTTGTCGGGCGCTTCTTTGATTTGGTGCTGGATGACGTGCAGACGATCATCCGCAGCTCTGACGAGGTGGAATCGGGCCTCAAGTCACCGCCAACCAAGGTGGCGCAGAACGTGGAGAAGACGCCCAAGCCGGTAGAGAAGAGCGTTGTGCAGGAGTTCAAGGATCCGGCGCTGCCCGAAGCGGAACTGCCGGAAGCTGAGAAGTACGTCGTGCCGTTCCTGCCCGATGACGTGGTGGATGAAGACACCGGTGCCATCGTGCCGGCCGCACCGCAGGAGCAGGCTGAGGAGTTTGCTAAGACCCAGAACGCGCTGCGTATCGGCCACAAAGATGGCCTGCAGGTGACGGCGCCGTTGGGGGTGCTACCCAATCAGCCGCTGGCAGTCTTCCACCTGCGCAATGCCGATGTGATGGCCACCTACCGCGTCAATGGCACCTCCTGGGCCTTTGATGCCACCAGCTGCTTGGTTTCCACCGATGCGCTCTATGTCGGTGCTGCCGGTGGTGATGTCAACGGCGAGCGCTGGATGCCCTTGCCGCCAGGGGCTTCGCAACTGCCGACCATGCCGGCCACCAGCGACAACGGTGCGCAGCCGCTGGCCAATGCGGTGGCGATTGAAGAGCTGCCGGATGTCAGCGACACCGCCAGCATCGCGGCCCTACTGGACAGCCTGCCGGATGATGAAGTGCAGAGCTACCGCTACACCGCTGCACCTGAGGCGGTGCTGCTGCCTTACCGGCTCAAGGTGCCAGTGACGTTGCAGGCGGTGGCGCAGCTGGCGATCAAGTACGTGCCCGGCGGCGTCTACAAAGCCATGGGCACTGTCGCTTCTGAGATCAAGGCACAGGTGCGAGCGGTGCAAGCTGTGCGCTTGCAGGTGAGGCTGCAATTGATCAGCAGCGAGCAGCAGGAGCTGACGCCAACCTTCAGCGCTGGCATCGGCTTGGGCGGCAACCTTAGCTAGCGCCTTTTGATACATGACCGCCAGCCTGACTCCTAATCGCCAGGCCGTGCTGGGTGCGCTGTGGTGGCTCTATGAAGGCGCGACCTTCTTTGTTTTGCTAGCTGATACATCAGGTGCAGGCACACCACCGGCCATGGATGGCGATCTGGTGGATTGGATTATTCCAACGGATTACACCTTGGCTGATGAGTTTGATCTCTATCTGACCGGTGGATCGGTGGCCTATGACGGCAGCATCACAGATCGTGCCACGCTGCCGCAGTTGGTGATCACATTGGATTACGACAGCACAGTGACCTACACCGACTTGTTGGTGCTGTGCATCCCAGCGCAAGATCCGGGTGCTACACCACCAGATCAGGCCTATCCCTTCATCGGTGTGATCCACGAATCCAGTCCCGTCACCCTGCTCTCCACCGAGACCAAGACCTATAACCTGGATCTCTTCGCCGAGTGGATCTAGGGCAACTTCAGCCATAGCGTGTGATCCATGGCCGTTACCAGCGCAATCACTCAGGCTGAATTAGGCCGCATCATGTCCGCTGCCTACAGCGGCAAAGTGCTGACCGCTGTGCTCATCAATGCCGGCACAGCACCTGCGTTGAATGACAGCATTGCGGCGTGGGTGCGCTACGAGCTGACCGAAGGCACCAATGGCTACGCCCGCTTTCAAAGCGATGCCCTAACTGGTGGCAGCTACGACGCAGTGGATGGCCGCTACGAGCAAGACGCGGTTGATGTGGAGTTCAGCGCCTCCGGTGGCAGCCTCACCTACAGCCATGTGCTGCTGTTGCTGGATGCGGCCGCTGATGGTCAGGCCGGGGCCAGCATCACCGCCAGCAGTGGCGTCAACACCAGCACCGACACCTTGACCGTCACCGGCCATGGCCTCAGTGATGACGATGCGGTGACCGTGACCGCTGATACCGGCGGCAGCCTGCCCGGTGGCCTCACCGCCGGCAACCTCTACTACGTGGACAGCACTGGCACCGACACGGTGACCCTCCACACCGCCACCCCGGTGGGTGCTGGCAACAAGGTGGATCTCACCTCCACTGGCAGCGGCACGCTGCGATTGCGCAAGTGCGCCGGCAGTGTCTACGGCGTGCTGACGGAAAGCTCGGCGGTGACCATCGCTGATGGCCAGACCATCGCCTACACCGTGACGCTGGCGGTCAACGACTGATGGCGCAGCCGGTCGTCAATGTCACTGTGCAGCAGGCCGCAGCATTCGCTCCGGTGCGGGAGCTGCTGGAGCAGGAGGTGGCGATCAACCGCATTGCCTTGAACCTCAAGCGCCGCCAGGAGCGGCTCAAGCGGGAACTCGGTGGCTGATCTGCAATGCCGCCTGCAGGAGGCGGTGGATGCCAACCGCGAGGTGCTCAATGCACGCGGGGAAGAGCGCCGCACCAAAGCGGAGATCACCGCCTCACGGCAACAGCAGGCGGAAACCGCCAAGGCACAGCGCGGCACAACAGCTAAGCCCAGCGCCGGTGAGCAACCGGCCAAAGCGCAGAGCAGCGCCTCAGCAGTTGGTGGTGTGGAGCGGGTGCAGGTCAGTCAACGGCAAGCGCTAGAGGCGGCCTTCAAGAAAGGCGGTGTGGCGCGCTTGCGTGATGCCAAACGGGAGCTGAGCTTTCGGCGGGATACCGATGGCCTGCTGGAGCCGATCTATGTGGTGCAGTACGGCGACGACACGCTCGCTAGTTACGACAACCCGGCGAATTACCTAAGAGTTAAGCCTGATCAGACGCTGTTTGTTTTTCGGGGTGACACCTTGATCAGTGCGGTGCAGCCGATGAGCACCGTGCCGTTTGACCTGGCCTATGCCACGTATAGCAGCAACGCCTACACCAACGCCGTGAATGCGATCACTAGCGCTGGTGGTGTTGTTGCCTCTCAAACGATCCAGCCAGAGTTCAACCAATGGTTCAGCTTCAAGGTCAACGACTACATGGTGGTGGATCAACGGTTGATCATCACCTACTGCCGTGGTGTGCGCGTGTTTGATAAGGGCGGCACGATGAGCTGGAGTAAGGAGTCTTGGATCAATCCTGGCGCGGTTACTCCTTACCTTACTCCGCAGAATCTTGATGCCTCCTATGTCTACTTTGATGTTGTCACCTATGAGGTGGATTTGATTGATGGCGGTGTTGAAGGGTCTGCCGCGCCTTTCCTGCAGTACAAGATCCAAAGCACATCGGCCAGTGTTATTGAGCAGGCGGCGACTTTGTTTGGTGGCCCGATCAGTGGCTGGGTGGAACAGACCTACGCTCGAACCGTGACGCAGCGCAAGCCATCTGAAGCGTTGGCTGAAACACTGAGTGAGACCCATCCAGCTTTTGACTGCGACCAAGCTTTCTGGGAGGCCGAAGGCGGCTTTGAACTGCAGCCGATCAGTAGCAGCGGCGGTGTCACGCCAGAGCTGAATGCGTTCAATCAGCTGATCTATGAGCTGCTTTACGGCCCGCCCTGGCAGCCCGATGACTACATCGCTGGCATCCGCCCGTTCCCCACGCAGATCACCAGCGCCAACACTTCCGAAGGCCTCAAGGTGGTCACCGATGGTTCTGGCGTCGGTGAGCTGGGCAGTATTGACCTTGGCCTGCAGACCTGCAGTGATCTGCGGCTGGCCTTTGGCCGCTACAGCCGCAGCTTTGAGGACTACACCGCATCAGGCGTAGAAGACTTTGACGGTGCCTTCTACACCGAAAACACCAGCGAGCAGGCCCTAACGCTGTTTCAGGGAGGAGCTGCACCGCCGAGCAGCATCACGCCGATCAGCGTCTCCGGCACCCCATCCCAGCCGGATGGCGCCAGCGTCTACTTCATGGCCACACCACAAGACGAGGCGGTGATTGACACTCTGTTCATCGCCTACGCAGGTGATCCCTACTTCGCTGGCTATTTGATCGCGCCAGAAGACAGCTAACCTGCAAGCACATTGAAGTGCTTTTATGTCCGACAGCACGGACACACAAGAGAACCAAGCAGCGCTAAGCGATAGTCAATCCACCACCACGACCGAACCGCTTGGGCAAGACGGTCTCACTGCACTGCAAGCCGAACGGGAGGCACGTCGCGCCGCAGAACGCAGCTTGAAAGCGCTGCAACAGCAGCTGCAGGGCCTGGACCCAGATCAGCTGCGCAACATCAAAGAAGGGCAAGAGCGTGAGGAGCGTCTGCGCTCGGAAATGGAGCAGCGCATCAAAGAAGCGGCCGAAGCCGCCAAGGCTGAAGCGCTGCAGCAGGTCAAGATCAAAGACCAGAAGCTGGCCGAAGCGCTGGCGGAGAAGTCAGAGCTGTACCGCAAGCAAGCTCTGGCCAATGCGTTCCAAGCCGCTGGCGGCCGCAATGGCGGTGCTGACGATGGCATCACCTATTTCGATGCGCTGATGGGTGCGGTGGGCGGCCGCTTCAAGGTCAACGAGGCCGGTGATGTGGTGGTCACCAATGCCAACGGCGAAGCGATGCTCACCGACAACGGCGATCCCCTCACCCCTGTCGCCTATCTAGAGCAGCTCAAGACCCACCCGGTCTACGGTCACTTCTTTGCACCCGTGAGCAATGGCCACGGCGGCGGGATGCGCGGCAGCGGCAACCTCACCGCCGGCAATCTGCAAGGCATGAGCGCCATGGACAAAATCAGCTTCGGTCTGGGCGCATGACACTGGATCTGCCCTTTGCCGTTGCCCCAGCCAAGACCAAGCTGGTGGAGATCGGCACCAAGCAAACCGGCATCCTCAAGCTGCCCAGCTACGGCAGCCTGTTGGTGGGTGAAACGATCACCGTCACCGATCTGCTCGGTGATAGCGAGGCGCCGATTGTGGCCTCAGCTCGCCTGGCGCAGCGCATCGCTGGTGAGCAGGAGGTGAGCCTGGTGGAAGCCTTTGATCTGATCAACCTCGCCATTGGTGGCGGTGAGTTGAGCGCCGATCAAGAGCGCATCCGCATTGCCTACCTGCAGGAGCTGGTGGAGCTGACCAAGGCCTTCATTGACAACGGCACGCGGCGCAAGCAGGCGGCAGTCACCGCCTTGCTGCGGCACCGGGCTGATCGGCCCGAGTGGGCTTTAGAGGCCACCACGCAGCTGCCAACGTCGCTGTTCGAGCAGCTGTTTGAGTTCTATGAGCGCGAGCGTCAAGCCGCTGATCCTGATAGCGGCGAACCGGCCTCAGAGGAGGCGATAAAAAAGCAGCCGCCGGGGACTACCAACGCCGCGCGGTGAATTGGACCGCCCTGTTTTGGGCGTTGTGCCGTGCCTTCCCCGGCCAGTTCCGGCGCGAAACTTTTGCTGCTGAACCGCTCAGCGTGGTGCTGGCAGCGGTGCGGGAGCTGCATGAGCAGCAGCGCCAAGACCACTACCTCGGTGGCCTGGCGACAGCGCAGCTCACCAGCCTCACCTACAACATCAACCGCGACCCGAAGAAGGGCAAGGCCACCAGCGCCGACGACTGGGCCCTGTTTGCCCCGCAGGTTGAAGACAAAGAGGATCAGCTGCCACCGGTAGTGGCGCACATCTGCATTGCGCTGCGCCATGAAGAACGCCTACCGCCGTTGCTGGTAGCGATCTGGCGTGAGGTGATCAAGGCCAGCCAACACCGCGCCGACACCCCTGCAGTCCGCTTGCTGGTGAGTGACGATCAGAGCGTGGCCTTGGTGGCCCCCAGTTGGGAAGGCCGCAACGTGCGCGCCTTCTTGGCGGCCAAGGGACACCACAGCGGAGAGGTGATCCAACTGCATGATCTGGATCGCCCGCTGCTGCGCTATCAGTTCCGCCTCCCCGCCGGGATCATGCCGGTGCATTTCCAGGCCGGTGTGCTGCTGGTCAACGCGGAGCAGGCAGCGGTGGAGCGGTTGCTACCGGCAAGTTCAAGCTAAAGGCCTTCCGTGGACGTTCTGGCGATCCGGGGAGCGATTGCCACGGTGCTCGCTCCACTTCTGGGCACCTACACCCTCGCCAATGGCGCCACCACCGATGCGTTGGTGGTGCGTGATCCAGGTCAAGGTCTGGCGGCTGGCACCAGCGTCAGTGGCTTGGAGGTGGTGATCTCCAGCGTGCCCGAGCTGGAAGAACAGGCCCAGTACCGCTACGCACCCTTTCTGCAGGTGTGGAATGTGTTTGTGCAGGACTGGGGCGGCGGTGATCTAGAGGAGGCCGTCGCCACACTCCAAAGCGCCTTTCCAGGCTCCAGTGCGGTGCTGCTGGCGGTCTTGGAGGATCAAGGCCCCAAGCGTCAGGCGCAGCTGCGGCTGCCCTCCAATCGCAACAGCAATCAGCTACCGGCCACCTCTGAACCGACCACGCTGGTCAAGAGCGTCAACGGTGCCATCGGCCACGTCTCCCTTGGCCTCGCTGATCTCAACGATGTGGATGACACGGGCCTGGTGGATGACGCGGTGCTGATCTGGGATGCCAGCAGCAGCAGCTGGAAAGTCAACATCCACACCACGTTGACCTTGACCGATGGTGGCAACTGGTAGGGGCAACTTCAGCGCAAAGACCTAGCTAGCCCGTGGCCAACACGATCCGAATCAAACGGCGCGCCATTGGTGGCGGATCGGGCGCGCCCAGCAGCCTGGCCAATGCCGAGCTGGCCTTTAACGAAGACAGC